AAGTTCGCGTTTTTAAAAAAGAAACCATAGATAAGTTTAAAAAACTGAACTTAAGAAGAAAGAAGGAAGAAAAATGAAATCATTTGTTTACGTTTTATATTTAATTACTGTCCCCGACATTCTGGATGAAGATAAGAGGGCGGTTCATAGACTTTCTTTTGAGAGTCAAGAAACGTGTCTAGACCTTGCTCACACACTTGGGCAAGAATTAGATCCTATATCACGAAAGCAGCAATGCCAAACATTGGAAGAATATGATCATAGGATCTCTGTTAGATTGCCTTTACCCAAACCCGACTTTATGGACTAAAGGTTGTATTTTAAAAACAAATAGTATATAAAATAACATATATAGCTTATGAGAGGAGTACAAAATGGCTAATTCAGGAACTAAAAACCAAAAAAGGGCGGGAGTGCCCTTTGTGAACGTGGCTGTTCCGGTTGATGATCGAGAAAAACTAAGACAAATAGCTGCCCAAGAGGACAGAAACATGGCGAAACAACTGGGTCGCATGATTCGAGAGGATTATGAACGAAGGTTCGGGGATAAAGAAGAGCAATTAGATAACATAAGGAAGATGGAGGGTAGTTAAGCTTTTTTTGATTTTATGCTTAACCACTCTTTAGCTTCTTCACCTAAAACTTTAGCACTTAAATTAATTTTATTGACGAGGGATTTAACTATTCTCTCGTCAATTGTATTTTCAGATATCAAATCAATATATGTGACGGAATTTTTCTGACCAATCCTATGACAGCGATCTTCTGATTGAATGCGTGTATCAAGGTTGAAGTCATTAGCATAATACACCACGGTATTTGCTTCTGTTAGCGTCAACCCTCTCCCACCAACAGAGGGATTACCAATAAAAAATCTTAAATCTGAGTTCGGATCTTGAAACTTATCAACAATATTACTGCGTTCTTCGTCTGTTGTATCCCCGAAAAACATAGCAGCACAACCATCTCCAAAAGTTTTTGTTAAGGCTTGGTATATATTACTTATGTCATACCGAAAACGTGACCAAATAATAAGTTTTCCCGAATTTTCGTGACAAATATCAAGAAGAGCACTTAATCGGTTCGTATCGAAGTCCTCCTGGTCTCCATCATCAGTTTTAATATATCCCGAAAGTATCTGTTGTAACCGTAGCATTTGGGTGACAACTTGCGTTGCAGATGCCATTTTACCGTCCTCAAACAACACTAGAGCTTCTTTACGAATCTGTTCATATAATTCATGTTGCCTTGACGTTAACGTAACATAACGTGGAACGTACAGTTTTTCGGGTAAATCTAGGCAATCTTTTTTCAAAACCCGAAAACTAAACGCATCAAGCTTATTATTTAGTTCGTCTAAATTTTTAAAACCAACTATTTGTCTAAAGCTTGTTGTCCCCATGTTTCTAATTTGTAAATTAGCATAACGACCTTGAAAAACGTAGTAATTGTTAAAGCCAAGTGCTCCCGATCTTAAAAATTCTACTTGTGAAAAGATATCCATAGGCGAATTGGTGACGGGAGAACCCGTTAGTATGCGTGTATACCAAAATCCTTTGGCTATCTTTATGAGGTTTTTAGTTCTTTTTGATTTGTGGTTCTTTATTGTGGTTGATTCGTCTATTGCTATAAGACCTTTACCTCCAAATTTTGTCGCTAACCAGGTGCCTACTGTCTTTCCTTTAACGGATGAAAATATCTCGACGTTCATAACAAAGATAGTCAATCCATCAAAAGGCTCCTTTACACTAGCTATTTTCTTTTGTTGTGTTTTATTTGGATTGCTAAACCACTCTATAACTCGAAAGTTTATGTCATCTGGAAAGTGCTGCGGGATCTCTCGTTCCACCCAGTTACGATAGACACCCTTTGGAGCTACTACTAAAGCAAAATTAATTTTATTATCAAGATATAAACATCCGATGTTGTCTATTAAAACCTTTGATTTACCCGTGCCCATCTCCATAAAAAGTGCAAAATATTCTTTATCAAAACAATGACTTAGGGCATCTCGCTGATGATTAAAAGGTTCGGTCTTATATTTATATTTGACAAGGGTATTGTTTTTCATATATAAATGTTTATGTTTAAAACATAATAATGTCAATACAAACCTGAAGAGGAGAAACTTATGGCTGACATATTCGAAGAAATAATTGATGAGAGCGAACAGCTTGAAACAGTTAAAACAAAAACGATGACGGAGTTGAGCGGTTTAGTAAGAAGATTACGCAATACTGAGCAACAAATTGAGGATGCAGAGCAGCATCTAAAATCTCTTAAACAAGAAAAACAAAAACTTTCAACAGAATCATTGCCAGATTTGATGGATGAAATGGGCGTTGAACGAATTGATGTGGATGGTTTAACTGTCACGAAGAAACAGATAGTGGCTGCATCTATTCCAGTAGACAAACGAGAGGAAGCTTTTGCCTGGTTAAGACAAAGGAATTTAGATCATATTATTAAAAATGATGTAATCTGTTCTTTTCAAAAAGGTCAGGATAACTTAGCCAAGAGCACTGTGGCTATGTTAAAAGAGAAAGGTTTTGATCCAAATATCAAAACGCATATTCATCCACAAACCCTAAAAGGTTTTTTAAAAACTCGAATAGAAGAGGGTCAAGAGATTGATTTAGATCTCTTTGGTGCTTTTTTATCAAACACTGTTGATATAAGGAGAAAGTAAGATGGCGAACCAAGTAACAAAAAAAGAAGATCAACTTCCTGCAGATTTGTTGGATGAGATCACAGCAACCGCAGGAGAGGGAACAAGCTACGATAGTTCCGAGATGCAGATACCTTTTGTTAGGATTATCCAAGCTCTATCCCCACAAATTAAAAAGAAAGACCCTATGTATATTGAGGGTGCCGACCAAGGCGATGCGTTTAACACTGTAACAAGTCAGTTTTGGAACGGTGAAGAGGGTCTAGTAGTGGTTCCTTGTTACCAAGAAACGAAGTTCTTGGAGTTTGTTCCACGAGAGTCTGGCGGTGGATTTATGGGAGAGCTTGATCCAAGCAATCCAGAAATACAGAAGACCGATAGGAAGGGATCACGAGAGGTACTACCAAACGGTAATGAGTTAGTAAAATCTGATCAACATTATTGCCTTGTTGTTGGTCAAGACGGGATGATTCAACCCGCTATAGTCGATATGAAATCATCTCAATTAAAAGTTAGTAAGCGGTGGAAGACACAGATTGCTATGCAAAAGATCCGTCATCCAAAGACAGATGCTTTGTTGACACCTGCCGTTTATGCGACTATGTGGAAGTTGACGACCGTTGAGGAAAGCAACGATCAAGGCACCTGGTATAACTGGTCTGTTGTAAAAGAGGGGTTGGTTCAAACAAAAGAAGTGTTAGAACAAGCTAAGCTTTTTAGACAACAAGTTATAAAGGGTGCCGTAAAAGCTGTTGATGACACGGAACCGCTTGAAAAAGACGACGTTCCTTTTTAACTGCTAACATCAACAGTTTGTTGGGAGTGTGGGTGACTTTTTAATCCTTTTTTATGTCCGACGACCTACACTCCCTTATAAAAAGCCATGTCAACAACACAACAATTTATGAATGCTTTTCGTGGCTCGAATGAGGCACATGGACAAACGACAGTAGGGGCGGTGGGTCGTAATGGAAAGACCGAAGCCAATAGTCGCGTGGTTCGTGAGCCGTTGACCGAGGAACTTGTAAACAATCACCTTGAAGGAAAGCACGGAGTCGGAGCAATCCCGATAACTAGAGAGAACGAGTGTTACTTTGGGGCGATTGATATTGATCAGTATGATCTTGATCACAAAGGACTAATAAAGAAAATTTTAGAATTTAAACTGCCATTGGTTGTATGCCGATCAAAGTCGGGGGGAGCACATTTGTTTTGCTTCTTAAAAGAACCTACACAAGCAAAGATATTTAGAGAATATTTAACGGAGATTGCAGGTGCTCTCGGTTATGCCAAGGCAGAAATATTTCCAAAGCAAGACACAATATTATCTGAGAGAGGTGACGTAGGTAATTTTATTAATCTACCTTACTTCAAAGCAGAACAAACAATGCGATATGCCTTTGATGACGAAGGCAATGCCGTAACCTTAGAAGAATTTTTAAAAACTGTAGAAAAAAAGAAAACATTAGTATCCGAGTTAGAGGGTGTTAAATATGGAGATAGTAGAGAACTATTTACAGACGGGCCGCCTTGTTTACAAAACTATGTGGCAACGGGTGGAGTTACAACGAATAGAAACATTTTTTTATCGCAGTGTGCCCCTTATTGTAAGGGTAAATACTCTGACAGTTGGAAGAGTTCTCTGGAAGAAATAAATCAAAGGCACTGCTCTCCACCTCTACCCGCGAGTGAATTGGTTAGCTTACAGAGTCAGTATCAGAAGAAAGATTACTTCTATCAATGTAACATCGAGCCTAACGCATCCTTTTGCAATAAGGAATTGTGTAAGTCTAGGAAGTTTGGTGTAGGGGCGAAGTCTGATCATGCAGCTGATCTTAGTGGACTAACAATTATGTTATCTGATCCCAAGCTCGTCTTTCTTGACGTGAACGGGGGCAGGCTAGAGATAACAATGGATCACTTACAGAATCAGCATCTGTTTCAGAAAGCATGTATGGAACAACTTATGATGATGCCTTCAAAGATGAAAGAGGTGGATTGGGTAAACAAGGTAAATGAGATGTTAAAAAAGGCTGTTCAGTTAGAAGTGCCACGGGAACTTACAGTGGATGGACAGTTTTATGATTTGCTTGAAATGTTTTGCACGAGTCGAATTAAGGCACAATCGTCTGAAGAACTCTTGATGGGTAAACCGTGGACAGAGGGCGGTAAGACCATGTTTATGATTAACGGACTTATGGAGTTCTTACGGCAGAGAAACTTTTCATCGTACACACGGGCACAGATACAAGAGCGATTGAAAAAGTTAAATGAGGATACGGATTGTAATGGTCATAAAAGTATTCGTAAACCCGATGGCTCAAGATCGACGATTAGAGTGTGGTGGATTCCGGCATATGAAGGGGTGGAGGAGAAGATAGAGGTAGCACAAGATGACATACCCTTCTGAGTTAATACTAGGTCCCCCAGGGTGCGGTAAGACACATACCCTCATTGAGATCGTCAGAGACGCTCTCTCACGGGGTGTAGAACCCGATAGGATTGGTTATGTATCTTTTACCAAGAAAGCCGTCACAGAAGCCGTAGAGAGGGCGGGATCGGCATTTAATCTTACACCAAAGAGCCTACCGTATTTTAGGACGCTTCATTCTCTTGGCTACAGTGGTTTAGGTCTGTCTCAATCAGATTTAATGGCTCGTGAAGATTGGAAGGAGTTCTCCCGAATGATGGGTATGAACTTTGATGGAATCATAGTTAGTGACGCTGATGATGGACTAATACTACCACAAGGTCGAGATCATGATCGGTATCTTCGTATGATTGATCGGGCTGCTCTTCGATGCGTTACTCTTGGAGAGGAGTACAATGATCAACGAAACTATGATCTAGACTTCTTTATGCTTTTTAAAATCTGGAGAGGATTACAAAAGTATAAATCAGATTACGGTAAAGTATCGTTCACGGATATGATATCGGGTTATGTTAAACAAGGAAGTGCTCCTAAATTAGAAATACTGATAGTGGATGAGGCACAAGACCTTGTTCCGTTGCAATGGAAGATGGTAGAAGTATTAGCACAAAACTCAGATAAAACGTACTTTGCGGGGGATGATGACCAAGCCATTCACAGATGGGCGGGGGTTGATGTAAACTTATTTATGAACTGCTCACAAAATGTACGCACATTGAAGAAGAGCTATCGGCTACCACGATCAGCATACGACTTGGCTAACTCCGTGGTCAAACGCATTCATAATAGAAAACAAAAAGCTTTTGATCCGATGGATCGTGAGGGCACTGTTAATTTTCATATGGACACATATAACCTTGATATGAGCCAAGGTTCGTGGACATTAATGTCTCGAACTAATTCTTTTGCCCGTGATGTTGCAGCAGACCTACGGGATCAAGGTTTATTCTATGAGATCAAAGGCTATCCAAGTGTAAGGTTAGAGGTAGCGGAAGCGATAAAGATATGGGAAGGATTGCAAAGAGGAGATCAGATAGGACTTCATGAGGTCAAACAGTTGTACCAGTTAGCACCTAAGTCTGGAGACGGAGCCGTAGTCAAACGGGGTATGAAACAATTATTAGAGGTAGAACCCGTAGACAGCACTTACACATATGATAGTCTGGTTAAAAACTTTGGTCTTTTAGCAGACAAAAATATTGAGGCTTTAGATATGCTCCGTTTAGGTGTGGATGAAAAACATTATATTCGTGCTTTGCGTAGACGGGGAGAAGTGCTTACAGAACGACCACGGTTAAAGGTATCTACGTTTCATGCTATGAAAGGGGGAGAAGATGAGAACGTAGTAGTGCATCTTGACTCAACTAAGGTATGCGTTACGAATCAAGATCAAGATGATGAGCATCGAGTCTTTTATGTAGGATTAACAAGAGTAAAAGAAAACCTCCACATAATAGAATCACAGAAAAAATACAGGTATGAAATATAATGATAAAAAGAAAAGACATATTAGAGAGAGCAGGTGATCTAATATCTAGTGAACGAGCTAAGATATATGGAGACGCACAACTAAATCATGAACGTATTGCACAGCTTTGGTCAGTTATTTTAGATCAAAAGCTTACGGTGGAACAAGTGTACCAGTGTATGATTGCTGTAAAGATGTCGAGGCTAATTAACTCCCCCAAACATTTAGATTCGTGGGTCGATATCGTTGGTTACGCAGCCCTTGCAGGAGAAGATAACGAATGGGGGGAAGAAGATGGCGAAGGATAGAAAAGACAATAGCACTATAAGTTTTGAAGAACGCATGATGATGGACACTCTAGACGTTAACTGGAATATACCACCAGAGTTTCCAGACCTAACAAACTGTAGACAGATAGCCGTAGACTTGGAAACTAGAGATCCAAACATACGGGACAAAGGTCCAGGGTGGGCACGAAAAGACGGAGAGATTATAGGTATCGCCATAGCCACGGGGGACTACCAAGGGTACTTTCCGATTCGACATGCTAATGGTCATAATCTTGATCCTAATATGACCTTGAAATGGTTTAAAGATCAGATGAACACCCCTCACATAGATAAGATTATGCACAATGCAACGTATGACGCGGGATGGCTAAGAGCCGAGGGCATTGAGATTAAGGGCACGATCATAGATACAATGGTTGCTGCTCCCTTGGTCAACGAGAATAGATTCAGTTACAGCCTAAACAATCTTGGTCGGGACTACATAGACATGCGTAAGGACGAGAAGATGTTACGAGCTGCGGCAAAAGATTTTGGTATAGATCCCAAGAGCGAGATGTGGCGACTACCTCCAAAGTTTGTAGGACCTTATGCTGAACAAGATGCACTCATGACACTGAAATTATGGGACAGATTGCGTATAGAAATAGATATGCAGGAACTAAATACGGTCTTTGGGTTAGAGACAAAACTTATACCTATCTTACTTGATATGAGAACAAAGGGTGTCCGAGTTGACCTTGACAAAGCAGAACAAGCCAAGCAAACACTCAAGGCTCGTATAGTAAAACTAAAAAAGTTTATAAAAGACAAAACGTCCGTGGATATAGAACCGTGGGCAAATGCGTCCGTAGAGAGCGTATTTAAGGCACTGAACCTTAACTATCCCAAAACAGAACTTGGAGCACCTTCTTTTACAAAACAGTTCCTACTAGCTCATCCTCATGAAGTTGCCCAGGCTATTGTTAAACTACGCGAGGCAGATAAAGCCGATAGCACATTTATTGACAGCATACTTAAACATGAATATAAGGGACGGATTCACTGTGAGTTCCATCAATTGAGATCCGATGATGGGGGGACTGTCACGGGTAGGTTCTCGTCGTCGAATCCAAATCTACAACAGATACCTGCTCGTGATCCAGAGATTAAGAAACTAATCCGTGGCTTATTTATACCCGAAGAGGGACAGAAGTGGGGTAGCTTTGATTACTCTTCCCAAGAGCCAAGGCTACTGGTGCATTACTGTTCGGTCTTAGGAAGACATGATAGACACCCCATGATTGATGAAGTGATCGAGGAGTATCACAAGGGGGACGCTGACTTCCATCAAATGGTTGCTGATTTAGCAGGTATTTCCAGAAAAGAAGCAAAAACTGTAAATTTAGGAATTATGTATGGGATGGGCGTTGCAAAGCTAGGTGCTCAACTAAGCCTTAGTACAGAGGAAGCAAAATCTTTAATGACAAAGTATCATGAGCGTGTTCCTTTTGTTAAGCTTCTTGCTGACAGAGTTATGCAAAGGGCAGCTGACAACGGTAAAATTAGAACAATAGCGGGTCGATTATGTCGGTTTGATTTATGGGAGCCTAAGACTTTTGGATATAATAAGCCTATGAAACATGAGGATGCAGAGAGGGAGTACGGGCCGCAAATCCGTAGGGCATTTACATACAAGGCACTTAACAAACTAATCCAAGGTTCGGCAGCTGACCAAACAAAGAAGGCGATGGTGGATTGCTACGATGAAGGTCTTGTGCCATTGATTACAGTGCATGATGAATTGTGCTTTTCTGTTGAAAGCGATATACAAGCACAGAAGATTAAGAATATAATGGAGACGGGATTAGAGTTAGCTGTACCAAGTAAAGTTGACCAAGATATTCAGTTGAATTGGGGAGATGTCGAATGAAGTTAAGTGAACCACATAGTAATCCAGACGTAAGGATTATAAGCTTGGGGGCAGGTGTGCAAAGTACAGTTATGGCTCTAATGGCAGCAAAAGGTGAATTAGATCCAATGCCCGATTGTGCTATATTTGCTGACACGGGATATGAGCCTCAAGGTGTATACGATCATCTTGAATGGTTAGAGAAACAATTGCCCTTTCCAACATACAGAGTTAGTAGCGGTAATATAAAATCGGATATACAAAAGGGTGTAAACACCACTGGAACTCGTTTTGTAGCCATGCCCTTCTTTACCAGAGAGGGCGGTATGGGTATGCGTCAATGCACAAATGAATACAAGATTGTGCCTCTGAAGAAAAAAACTAGAGAACTTCTTGGTCTTAAACCAAGACAAAGAGCCAAGGACGAAGTGTCGGAAACATGGCTTGGTATTTCATGGGACGAGATGCAAAGAATGAAAGAAAGCCGAGACAAGTTTATTTACCACAGATTTCCATTAATAGAAAAACAAATGCGTAGACATCATTGCATGACGTGGTTTGAGGAGCACTACCCTGGTAGGTCACTAGCAAAAAGTGCATGTATTGCGTGTCCCTTCCATAGTAACGACTTATGGAGAGACATGAAGATTAATGATCCAGAGTCTTTTCAAGATGCTATAGAGTTTGATAGAGATATAAGGAAACTACCTACCTTTGAACAAGAACAATATGTTCATAGGTCATGTAAGCCTTTAGATGAGGTAGATTTTGAGAACGCAGAAGATAAAGGACAGCTATCGTTTCTTGATGAATGCGATGGTATGTGTGGCGTTTAACGATTAAGTGCTTGAGCTAGTGCTTGCGTTGCGGGGTCTGGATTCACTATCGGATTAGTAGGATCTACACTTGCTGCGGGAGTTCCTGCAAAAGCACTCTGCACATTAGGAACAGCTTGTGATACTCGCTGTACTAAAGGATTAACAAAACTGGTTACGTTTTGTCTTTGTTCTGGACTTAAATTAAGAGGCCCTTGTTGGCTAAGACCGAGTTGAAGATTTGTTTTCTGAGCAGCTGTATTAATATCTCTCAAAGCCGTTGAAATAACCTCTGCCCCAGGCTCTCTTGAGGAGGTCATTAACTTTAGTACACCTGGCTTTCTGAGAGCCATCGACATGAACGTATAATATCCCAAGGCAGGTAGAGTAGCCAGAGGAGCCGTTAGAACTCCAAAGATAGTTAGTCCAAGAGCAATGGTCGGAGCGGCAAGACCCCCTTTTCCTTTCAGGGGTTGGTCAGAAGATCGGATCATGATATCAGCCAGTTTATACATGGAGTCGGACTGTTCTTTTCCAAACATTGCCTCTATGGTTTCTCTACCATAACCATCTAGACTTTCAAAAAAATCTCGTCCCACCTTACCCGATAGGAAATCATCAGCAAATCTAGAAGAGTTCACATCTGTTACAGATCGTAGAATCCTTGCCATAGCTGCATCTCTCACATCTTCTACAAGATCCTCATGATTCGGTAGTGATCGAGTCTGATCTCCAACTCTTATTTTGTTGTCCATAAACTGACGAATACGATCTGGTCTATTTCTTCTGAAGAGTTTATCAACTATCTCATCTTCATCTGCTCTAGCTAGAGATCTAAACAGATCATTATCAGAAACTTTTTTCTGTGTTTCTATTGCTTCTTTTAATCCCGTTATTGCTTGGCTTAGAGGTCTGTTTGCAAATTCTTGCATTGTTTGTTCGCTAAATTCTGCACCCGTTGACCTAAATAATTTTAATAATTCGTCTAGTTCCTCAAGTTCTCCTCTGAATAAGACATCTTTGGTGGCTCCTAGTTTTTCTATTTCTCTTTGAATTTTTATACCATCAAAGACAAACTCTCCGTCTTTAAGATTTTTTACTTTCAGATTCTGGTTCATTAATCGAGTAATCCAAGCAGAAGCTAATTGTTTTCTTAGATCTTCCGCTTGTCTGCCACCTTGCTCAATAACATCCTTGCGTTTTGCTCGTTCAGCTTTTGCTTTTTGTATCCGTGCGTTTAAACTTTTACCTTGCTTATCTAATTTTGTTTTACCAGTTAGTGGATCTACTTTAAAAAGAGGTCTTAAAATTTCTTCTGCTTCATCAATGCTATACTCCACTTCGTTAAAACGAACTTTGGGTTCTTCAAGCTCTATTCCAGGTACCCTTGGAACACCTCTTGCCTCTTTCAAGAAATCTTCTAAATTTTTAGGATCATCGTTTTTAACAACATAATTTAATACACGAGAGGCGTTCATTTTTTTCTTACCGCCTCTTGTTTCCTTAAATATTTTAGCTGTAATTGTTCTATCAAATCGACCTATGCCATCAGCATAAAACTCACCCGTTTCTCGAAGAAGTTGTAATCCTTGAGTTAGTTCGTTAACATCTCCATCAATTCTTAGCGTATCTGTAATCTTAGGCTTCACTTTTGATCCAGGAGGAAACCCTTTCAAAGAGTCAACAGCTATTCGTAATTTATCCTCTGCATCAGAAAAAGATTTTGTTAAGGTATCTCTTATAACGCCAAAGTCTCTCGCCTTTAACTGTTGAGAGAACCTAGGATCATAGTTCAATTGTGTAAGAATATTTCTTAATATCTGTCCTTGTTCTGGAGACACATACATTTCCTTACGAATAAGTTCTTTGTATAAAGCTTGGTCTTGTGCAATCTTTTCTTCTGATTTTCCCTTGGTATCTCGTAACCGTTTAAAAAAGCCTTTTTCATACTTAGTGCTTTCTAATCTTTTAATCGCCTCTGCTCTCGCGTTTCTAAAAATATCGGAGATACCTTGTTTATTAAAAATATCAAACATTTCTCTTGTAGCGAATTGTTCATCAATAACTTCTTGAACTTGACCTAAAGGTATAATCTTATTGTTTCTCCCTAGTTTTTCAGAAGCCATCTTGTACAATTGGTCTACTTGCTCTCTAAAAATATCATTAGAAATTTTTAAAGTTTTCAAAGCTTCCTTTGGTAAGTCCACATCTTTTTTGAGAGGAGCAATAATCTTTTGTAACTCTGATTCAATCTCATTATTTAAAACTCTTCTAGCCTCTGTTACCGCTTCGCTTGAATCCATATATATTCTGTCAACATCTTTTTTTAACAATCTATTTAAATTAGCAATGTTACCCTCTGCAACAGATCCTAGCTCTCGTAAGTCTTTCATAGCTTGATTAATATTATTTTGTGCCGCTTTTTTGTTAGGTATAACACCCTCATAAACAGCTTGAACACGGCTAAGAATGGAGAACGCTCCAGGGGCAGCCCCCTCGATTGTTGGTAAATATCCCGCCTCCAAGGCTTCTCGACCCCCTACTTTAGCTAACTCAGCCTCTCTGCTTGGACTTCCTTTAAATAGTCTTCCTGCTAAACCAGAGATAAATCTCCCTACGCCTTCTCCCGCAAAACCTATACCCGCTTCAATAATAGCGTCTCTGGTAATCTCTTCCTTTGTTTGCCTTTGATACCCTTGAGCAGATTCAATAGCCTCATCAGCCACTTTACCAAGACCCATTGATATACCAACGGCTGTCATGGCAGGCAAGGTGCCTAACCCACCAGTCAAGAAACCTGCAACTATTCCTACCCCTAAAGGAAGACCTGCTTCTCCAACAAAATCTGCTACGTCATATCGACTGATCCCCTCTTCATCAATAGCTACCTCTGGGCCATCACCTAAACCTAGCTTCTTACGACCTTTCTTAGTAAGAATAAAACGACCCCCTTTATCTAAACGGAAGCCATCGGCTCCTACTTTATCTTTTAAGTATGCTGTTTTTTCTTCCGTTAGTTCTTTATTGGAAAGTCCCATCCGTAGAGAAAGATTCCTAACACCCGATGTGTAGTCTACATCTTCATCTTTTAACTGTTCATCAAATAAAGTTTCCTCTTCTTTCAAAGGCTGCATAGTAACGGGATTTATACCCGCTTTTTTCAAAGCAGAAGTATATTCTCTTATTTCTGCAGCGGAGGCAGTCGCTAAATCAATCTCTGGAACGGGGGTCGTGGGGAGAGTAGTAGTGGTCGTGGCTCCTAACTGCTGTGCTTTTTCTGGATAAAACTGAGCAATAATCGCTCTTTGTTCTAATTCTGTTGGTGAGTCTCCTGCTATTCTGACTTGTTGGACTCCACTAGGTGTTCTTACTTTTATAATACCCATTAGATTGTTATATCCCAGATACCGTCATCTCCTAAATTCATACTTCCCAAGGTGAACCCTTCTGCACCCGTGCCCCCAGGAGCAAATATACCTGTTCTTTTTATAGGATCAAGAGCAGAACTTCCTATTCTTTGGTCTGGAGTTAAAAGGTAAAGCATTTGATTTTCTATAGCTGTCATTTCTGTTAGTGCACCTACTTGAGCTTGCCGAACTGCTCTTAATCCATTTTGTAAAGAATTGATAAATTTTTCTTGTGTAGTGGTAGCAAAGTTAAAAATCCCTGGTTCATCCCCCTTTTGGGTTATAATACCACCCGATATAAAAGATTGAATTAAGAGACTCACATCTCTGTCTGAGATAGAGTTAGCCGATTGTGTCTCTCCAAGAGTTGCAGGTATCACCGATTGTAATGCAGCGGTTAAATCTTGTACTGTAAGATCTCTTGTATTCCATCCGGCAGGAGCGTCGTATCCAAAAAGAGCAGTAAATCTTGCTCCTGCTGATTGTAATGCAGGACCTAAACCCACAACATCGGGTGCTCTTTTTATCACAGATTCTATTAAGGTTCCTGCTGTTTCTGCCTGTGATGCTTTTCTATGTAATGCAGCAAAATCATCAACAAAAGCTTTTTGCTCAGTTATAGTCATAGATTTCATCTCAAGTAATTTTTTAGATAAAGCCGCATTATTCTTTAAACGAGCATTTAGAGCAGACTGGTTTGCTGTGAGCAATTTTTCTGAGATTAATCCAGGTGGAAGTTTGCCACCATTATTAAAGTAATCTTGATTAGATATTCTAATTGATTGACCAGGTTGATAGGTAGTGCCCTTCCACGTTACTGGTTTATCTCCAACAGCAAATTCTGTAAAAGTTCTAGCGTCAGCACGAGCTTGTGTTCTTTGCTTACTTATTTCTCCAAGACCATATTGAAGAGCAGACAACTGTACTTGACGATTGAAGGCATCTCTTTTCGCGTTATCTGCAATAAACATGTCGGCTCCATCAGATAAGGCTTTTGCTATGTTTGTTATTGCATTAGGACTTTCACCCGCAGCCATCGCAAAACCTATCTTTGCTATAGCCAATCCTCTATCTAATCCTTTGTATTCTGGAGCATTGTCCGTGAATTCTTTCATTAATTGCTTCAAGGCACCTTTTGTTCCAACTCCAGTTTTTACAACATCAGAAATTTGGTTCTTGACATTGTCCACATTACCTTCACCATCTAAAACTTTTTTACTTTCTGCAGCTAACTTAGCTTCTGTGCCTTGATCTGCGGTAACACCAAGCGTTCCTGTTTCTGGAAAGCTTTCTGGTTTCTCTCTCCTATTTGGATCGGGCGTTTTAGAAGGCTCTCCTTGAAAGTATTGATCTTTTGTTTTATCTTCTTCGGCTCTGAAACGAAGTTGTTCTTGTATTCTTGCAGCTTCAGGATCAATGTCTATTCGACCCGTTCTAATGTCCTCTTGCTTTCTAAAAGCTTCTTGTTCCTTTAATCTTTCTTTTTCTGCTTCTTGTGCTTCCTCGTCAACAATACTAACTTTACGCTCAAGATCACCAAAACCCTCTGCTCGAACTTTTTTCATAGCCTTTATTTTGTCTATAGGAACTCCTAATTCCTGTAGACGCTCATCACTTAAACCAGAACTTGCACCCAGAGCTATAATATTAACGCCCTCTGGCATAGGTATAGTTCCTGCTAATATGCCCTCTACACGTTTCGGATTTGTTTTTAGTATAAACTCCCCTGTTTTCTTTAATAAATCTGCGGTCACTGTCCCTGGAAGCAAGGTATATTTAGCTATTTCTCTTCCTAAAATACCTAAATTCTTTTCTGAAGTATTCTCCCCTGGTTCTGCGGGTTGTGATAAAGCGTTCATGAGAGCTTCTGACGCTTCAAAAAAAGGAGTGCCTGTTTCATTTCGTATAAACTCTTCTACTTCAGTCTTTGAAACATTGGGTGTTTCTAAAAATTTTATTGAATCTGCTTTCTGTATAATTTTATTTAACTTTTGTCGTGCTAGTAACTCTTCTTCCGTTAGATCAAAAGCTCTTTGTGTTTGAAAATTTTGTCCCGATAGTCTGGAAACGTCTGTAGGTTCAGTGAGTCCGGGTTGAAAAATATTATATTCTTGTCCAAGAATATTTTTTTTAGTTTGACCAAAACTAAATAAAGGATCCTTTTGACTAACAACTGTTTGAGATCTAGTGCCAGTTCTTTTCGGAGGATTGCCTAAAGATTGAAGAAAAGCTGAACGTATC